AGCGTCTTCCCATCTGTAAAGTAATGTAAATTCTCAGGCACCCGCCCCTCCATCAATCATAAGAACTGAAAAACCATCTGTCAGCTGAAATCGCGTTCCATGCGAACGCCAAACTCATAACACAGTCGTCGTGCATCCCCGCCGGCGCCGAGTACGAAAATCCGCCCGACGGATTCCGCTTGCTCTCGAAGCTCAACAGCTCTCCCACCAGTACCGGGTCATTCACGATCTTTATCTGCGCATTCTCAAACGCTGCCTGCAACCCTTGAATGATGGACTGCTTCGTTGCTGAAGTTGTTGTGAACGCTATAATTGCCAATCCTCTGCTTACTAACTCGTCAATAACCGGCCTGCCTATGCTGTTAGCCTCAACCACCATCGAAGTAAGAGAATAGCGGTGGTAGACCGATTCCAGCCGGTCTATCAGCACCGGGTAATCCACACGGTTGAACCTGTCGAGGTAGACCATCTCTTTGCTCTCAACATCCAGCACGCTCACAACCGTAAAATCTATGCTCGAAGCCACATCAACGCCGGCCACATATTGCCTACCTGGTTGCGGTTCTTGCGGAGTAAGGATCGCGGCTTCTTGCACCCTACGAAACACGCCGCCCTGGTCATCCACGAACTCCGCAAGGTATTCCTGGCGGTAGATAATCTCAGGTAAATCCCGCCGCGCCGCTTCGACTTCGCTTGCCGCAATGTAAGGGTTGTTGACGGTCGGGAATGTCCACGCCGCCCAGCCTTCCTCACCATTGATGCCGCGCTGGTAGTTTTCCCAGAACCAGTTTCGCCCCTTCGGTGTACTGATAAATAATGCCTTGCCTAACCTGTCTGATAGCGCCGGTCTGATAGCCTCCGTCCACGCTTCTTTCTGCATAAACGCGCATTCGTCCATTACTACGAAGTCCAGCCCTTCACCGCGCAAGCTGTCGGGATTGTCTGCCGATCTAACAGCCACAAATCCGCCGCCTGGAAGCGTAACCATCCTGTCTACCAGCCTGACCTCTGCATTCGGTATTTTGCGCGCAATTTGTCGCAATGGTCGCCAACCAACCTCGCTCGTCTTGTAACTTGGACTTACCCACCACGCGCGCCCGCCTTTGCTCGCCGCGTCCAAACACTCGTTGACCCCCAGCCGCGTCTTGCCCCATCGCCGTCCTGCCGATAGCACTTTGAAACGCGCATCGCTGTTATGGACTTCGAGTTGTCCTGGATGCGGTTGCGCGTCAATCGTTGTTCTCATCATCCCACTTGACCAACACCGCTCCCCCGTCCGCCCCCGTCACTTCCTGCCGCTCAACGTAGCCGCGATGCTTGCCGATGGTCTTGAGCGTGAAGATGATTGCCGTAATGTTGCCCTCTTGTACCTGCTTGAATAACTGATTCTCTGCGAAGTCAATCAGCGTTTCCCGCTCTTCGTCTGCTACCGCTTGCACGGTGGAGTAGGTATTGATATACCGCCTAACTGTGTCACGACTGCAACCCAAGAAACGCGCCGAAGCCGACAAGTTGCCGTGCTTCTCGCGAAGTGCCTCAATCATTTGTGCTGTCGTGTATTTCTCTGCCATGTCTTTTAATGTGCCTAACTGCCTAATAGCACCGGCTCTATGTCGCCGCACTCAACGTCGCCCCAAGTTTTGATTGCCTTCGGGTCTCCCTTGTAAAATACCAACACGTTTTGATGGGTTTTGCCTAACTTGCGCCCTGCTTGGAACGCTCTGCTTACTCGAATCGGCAACGATCCAACCGCCGTGACTAATATCGCCTCGTTGTAAAGCGTTGCCCCCGCGTCTTGAAAAGCCTCGATAGTGTCTGATACAAAATTGCGATAAAAACCCTTTTTGTCGCGTATATCGCCAACTACAAAACAGGCGAAACGATCTTGCTTGAGCATTGCAACTGCACCGTAGACAATCTCGTGATATACACTTTTGAAGTCGGGATATTCCATTGTCGATAAGTCGTTAGGATCGTCGCTATAAACCTCTAAATCAGCATAAGGCGGGCACGAGAATATCAAGTCATATTCACCTGGCGCTAACTCGTTTACATGCTTACTATCGCCAACAACCCAGTTGGGTTTATTGTCGGTTAGTAACTCGTCAGCTTGTACCTTGTTAGCTTCAATTTGCCGCGTCGATAAATCAATGCCGGTGTACTTATGCCCTAACTTTGCCGCAACGATGCCCCTAACAGAACCGCCCGCAAACGGGTCTAACACGCTCCCTTGCGCTGGCATAAACCAGCGATAAACTAACTCGCATAATACAGGGTCGAAGATTGACGTGCCAGGTGCTATATATTCCATTCCTATATCAGCATAGCCAGGCATTTTTGGTGCGCCCGTGACATTGCTTCGCTGGTCCGCTGCACGCCTGCTGTTATCCCATGTCTCTTTATCACCAATGCTGTAGACTACAGCATTGTCACCCCTGCCGAGTTCACCTCTAATACCAAGTGCCAGCCACGTCCGCTTGCGTTCCTGCCAATACCCCTGCCGCGCATCTAACACGCTAAAAGGCGGCACGATAAACTTGTCCGCAAGCGTTTGATGCTCTGCATTATCTGGTGCAGGCTCGTTGTTTATGCCAAGCTCAAAAGGTTCAAAACCCCACTCAACCAAGTCCGGCAGTTCGAACTCGTTCGCCAGCACGTCAAAGTCCCATGAGCCGGTATTCTTGTTCAGGCGGATGTTCAGCTCTTCGACTTCCTTGTCGCTCAACTCGCGGTCTGGAATCCAGCATTCAATTTCTTTTACGCCACTCGCTTCCAGAACGTGCTTGCGCTGATGCCCACCGATAATCGTGTTGGCAGAATCGGCGTTCACAATCGGCTTGTCTATCATGCCGAATTTGTCAAGCGAAGTTTTGAGTTGCTTGAACTCTTTATCAGAAAGCGAACGCGGATTCTTGTAATAATCCGTCAGCTCGTCAATATTGAATTGTTGCAAAGTCCAGTTTATCTCTGCCAGCTTACCCTCACTTCAGTCCGTCCCGCCCGACCAGGATTCGTCGTCTTTCCCGTTCATAGCGTCAATGCGAGCCGTCAATTCAGCGACCTGCCGTTCCAACTCACGGATGCGCTTGTCGCGCCCCTTCACGGCGGTTTGCAGTTTGTCCACCTGCGTTTGTAAGTCAGCGTTTTCTTGCTGCAAGTTCAGAATAAACGCCTCCCTGTCACTAAGCACGGTTCGTAATCCGCTTATCTGCGTTTCAAGCGCGTCCACCTTCGCGCACAGCTCATCGGTTCTTTTGTCCGATGCGGATATGCGCGTCTCGTAAGCCTCGCTCAACGTTGCCACGCAATCCGCTGCAATTTTCTTGCGGTTGGAAATGGCGGATACAATTACTCCGCCTAAGCCGCCGCCGCCCAGCAGCGATACTATGATTGCGATGACAACTTGTTCGCTCATTGCTATCCAACGCCCTCGTCACCGGTGCTTTTGCCGGCTGCAACATCATCGTGGGCAATGTACATTATTGCGCTTTTTTCGGCAGCATCCTCAACGGCAATACCAACGATCAGCGCAACGATAACCGGCTGCCACGCGCCGATCACCCAGATTATCTGCTCCGCAACTTCCGGCGCAACGTAGGCGGTCACGAAATAGGTTATCGTAGAAACAACCACGTCCAGGACCATCAACCAAAACTTTCGACTTTTCAACAATGACTGCATTTTTCCTCCGAGTTAGATCTTCAATGAGCCGCGCTAATTCGCTTGCCTAAAAAAGGCATAGGCGGCGCGGCTTCTGTTCGATGTATGTCCCGGCTTGGTCCGCTGACCGACTCCCACGTGCCCGTGAGGTTGCCCTGCTTGCCGCGCGTGCCGGGATCTGTTCAATGTGTACGCTCGTGCGTTTCCGTCCTGCAACCGCGCAAGGCGAACTCACGCTTCGCTCGATAACCACCGTGCCCGTTAGGCTCGATGTCGTCTTCAAGAGAAAGTTCTTCGTGTAAGCGTTCCTGGTCGATGTCTCGTTGAATGTCGCTTATAACCCAGCGAAGCCACTCCGGCCATTCTGAGCGCACATAACCATAAATGTCCCCGCACTCTTTGCAAAGACAGCGATTCAGTTTTATCTCTTTTCCGCAAACACAATGTCGCTCCATAATTAGTCCCTTAACTATTACTGGAGTTGCTACTGGTATTCTTGCATTTTATCGAGTAAACGCGAAATTTGGCCCTCGCTGTAACCAAGTATGCAGGCTATTTCCCCCTGCGTATGTCCAATGACATAGAGATATAAAATAGCTCGGTCGACGTGACCGAGCTTCTCAATTGCCTTTTGTGCATCCAACTTATTATCAACGCTGCTCGTGCTATCCTGCGCGAAATAGTCACTCAAGTTCACTTGTCCTCCGAGCTTTTGTTACACTGTTTCCGTAACCAAATCACAAGTGGCAACCATATCGCCGTTCCAAAAACAGCGCCTATTGCCGCTCCGACCCTCAAGCCAATGATGAAGTCAGCCGTCCAGTTCATTTGTCCTCCAACGCCTTTCTCACAACCTCGACTGCTTCACCGCTTTTCACCGCCTTGCCGTCAAACGACAGACAGCGCCAGCCCTGCAATTGCGCAAGGTTGCTCTTTTCGTAATCTCTCGCAATGCCCTTGCCTGTCGAGTGCGCGCCAACCGTGTACGTTCCACCGTTGATTTCGATAAGCAAGCGGTGTTCTGGAAAGCAGAAG